TTGTATTGTGCTTCCACTATATGTAAATGAATAGAAAGAAGGTTGACCAGGTTGACCAATAACATCAGTGGTAGCACCTCCGCCACCACCTCCACCAAGGAATCCATTAACACCCACGATTGGTGTTTGTTCTGCAGTTGGAGCTGGAACTGTATAAGATCCAGCAACGTTAGCTTCTGCAACAACTACAGTTTTAGTGAGGGATCCACCTGGATTTGTTATTGTTTTACCACCAATAGTATAAGTATTATCAATATCCCACACCGTGTCATTTGGTTGTTGAATGACTGTAACAGTATCTGCTGGTAAATTTCCTGCAAATCTATACATTAACTCTAATGTAATGTCACCAGTACTACCATTAGTTGTTGCAGATAATGCCTCACCTTTTTTAGCTTCATATTTTGTTCTGTTTAGATAAAAATTATCATCATCAATTACAATTACATACCATTCTGTATTTGTTGACATAGTAACAAAAACACCCTTATAATCAAATGTACATTCAGTTGTCTGTTCATTTGATTTAACTCTAATTTTATATCCAGTAGCTAAATCATGACCAGGAATATTGATCCTTGTTCCATTAACTTCATCATATATGTCTCCTGCAGTAATAATTACATCTATTGTTTCACCGATACCGCTAAGATTACCGAATGTAGATAGAGTTGGATCAGTAATAATATAATCTACTATACCATGACTATGAAATAGTGGTGATCCATCTTGAGGTAAGAAGAATAAAACTCCTCCTGTGCTATCTTTATAACTTGCAAGAAAAGTATCAACAGGAAATGAATTTCCTTCAAATGCTGATGACTGAGATGCTGTTGATGTCATGATAGCATGATCATGCTCAGGAACTGAGGTTAACATTTTATCAATTAAAGGACCTATTTGCATAGTTACCTCACCAGTTAAACTACCACCAACAAATTCAGTTACATTTGTATATCCACTAATTACTATATTTCCAATATCAAATAATGCTTCCTGTTGTGTTTTAGAGAAAAACCATCTACCACCAGTCTGCCCAACAGTAGAAATGACATTACCTGATACAGGAGATCCACCACCACTGACACCACCACCAGCACCAACTATTTTTCTGGCTTTATAATCAGGAACATTGAATGTAATAGTAGAAGAGGATCCAAAATCATCTGGATCATAAGTTGCACCAAGTCCACCATATTTGTTTTCTATGACCTGATATAGTAATGGGAATTCATCTGCTTTATACTCACCTCCATCGCAATATAACCAACCTTCATACTGCACATCTGGTTCATCAATAGTTGGTGAGATTGTATTAACAACTTCAATTCTTGCTGTTCCACTACTGCCTGGTTGAGCAATATAAAGTACCTCTCCGTTTTTATATCCATATCCAGGATTCTTAAGAGTAACAGCAGTAACATTACCAGCTAGATTTGCTATAACACCAACTCTTAAACCAAATCCAGTGCTTGATGCTACTCTAACTGTCCCATTAGTACCAACGTTAGTAATATTATAATATTTTCCTGCAGCTATATCTCCATTACTTCTAGAAAATCTAATATTATTTGAATCAACAACATCAACATAAAATTCAAATCCTTTATCAAGAGAAATACCGCCAATACCACCTGTTGCCAGTACTGGTGTTGCTGTAGCATCGTCGTTACCACCGCCACCAGTTAACGTAACAACAGGAAATTGATATCCCTCACCACCATCAATAACATTAATTCCAGTTACTGTTCCTGTGCTAGTATCAATTGTTGCAGAAAACGAACCTTGAACTAAAGGACCACTACCATTATCAGTTACCTGTACATTTGGTGCAGATGTGTAACCAGTACCAGCATTGTTAACAGTAATAGATTGGATAGATGCTCCTAGTTTACATTTAGTTGGATTTTGATCTGTTGCAATAACTGTTAATTTATCACCTTCAATAAAAGGATGACTAGGAATATTAACAAGATCCGTTCCTTCTTGAAATCCTGATGTTGCAACATCAAAATCTATTGGAGTTGTAGGAGCACCAGGACTACTAAGACCTGAATCAGTTATATATCCAGTTCCACCAGTCAATCCACCACCACCAACTGCACCTACATTTTGCACAACGCCATTATCTGTTACTTTATCATCAGTTGCCTTAAAAATAGGCACGATAGCACCGATTGGCATTGTAGAGTTGCCAAAAGTTGATTTGTCTGTAAGAAAATTAGTACGTATGTTTCTTGACATTTCAGGTCTTAATTAGGTAATCTACCATAATAAAAGGAGCTATCAGACTATCAATCTTTGTATCAGTCTCTGCTTGAATATTAATAGAAGCACTCATTCCATCAACAGAAATAAACGTTTCTGGTATATTTAGTTCATAGTTGGTAAGTCCAGTAGTATACTGGATAGTATGTGTATGTTGTGTAGGATCCTCCGTATAATCAAATGCGTCTGTAGTCTCAATAATATTTGTAAGTTGTGGATATGCTACAGTTTGTGGTCTGTCAACAGCAATATCACATGGCAAAACATCATGTAAAGATTGTTGGTGACTATATGCTGCACCATCTTGTATATTAGCAAAAGTTGTAGTAACAACTTTTAAACTAATTCCTCCATTACCAGTAGAAGATGCACTACCAATATTTTTTCCTTGAACATCAGGAAAAGTTAGAACATCACCAGCAGTATAATCCTGACCAACACTAATTACGGCTTGAATATTATATCTTGTATTAGTTGGTTCTCCACCAGCACCTGGCCATGCTTCAAAAAGACATAAAACTCTAAATCCAGTTCCAGTACCACCAACTAGATCAACTTCACCCGAAGCAGAATCATCTAAACTAAGCCAATTGGCAGTATATGAAGTATACGCCCATTGTCCAAAACCTTTACTATAATAGTCGTTTCCTGCATAACCATCTAAAACATCAAGACTTTCATATAATTGAAAAGATTGTACACAACCATCAGGACCTGCTGCAGAAGTAGGAATATCATCAGATTCAACACCAGCACCACCTAAAATATAATTAGCATTAACATCATAATCTGTAGGAGGTGGAGTAAAAGTACCGATCTCAAATCCAAGATAAGACTGAAAGCAATCACCCTCTGGAGTAGTATTAATATTCATTGTTTTTCCAGTAGGAACAAGACAACTGTTAATAAAGAAGTCACATCCTTGTTTACAAATACCAAAGTATTGAAAAGATGCACTAAAAAGACCGCCACCACCAGGAATATATGTACCAGTATCCCATATTTGTTCTTGTGCATAGTGTTTACATGCAGGTTGTCTTCCATCAGGATCACCAGAATCTGTAGCATCATACCAAGCTTCAGCACCAATTGTAGATGCATTGTTAAAATAATTTAATTCAAATACGTCACTACCAGAACGTCTAATAGTTCTGCACCTAGCAGTTGTAGTGTAATGCATATGTGGTAAAAAAGCATTAGCAGATACAACTTCTTCATCAGGTCTTTTAGGTCTAGTCCAACCAACATTACCTGTAAGGGCAACAGTTCTAGGAGGAACTCTATATTGTCCTATCATATCAACAACAGCAGTAGATCCCACATTAGATGAGACATTAACACCAACACCAGATCTCTCAATAACTTGTCCTGAAGCATTGGTTACTGTGTTGTCATTAAGAACACCCTGATCTGATGCAGAACTAGCTCTGATAAATTTAGATCTTAAGTCTGGAACTTGAAATTGTTCAGTTGTTAATGATACTCCTTCTTGTTTAAACGCACATTCATCACCTGTCCCAATAACTTCTGCTAACGCTGGATACACTGCTGAACTATAAACTGCACCATCACATCTCAAGTAACCAGCAGGTAGTAATTCTCTACCATTTCCTACTGTAGGATCATTTACATCTAATTCCTGAGGAAAAGCAATCAGAGTTCCTGTAGTTGTTCCAATTTTTGTTCTTTCTTGATTTAAAAAGACTGGCATTTTAGTAAGCTCTGATAATCATTATCACAGTTTGTGATGGTGTTTGATTGTCCATAAGAATATTTAACGCATTTGGGATGTCTTGAACGTTAACCGTATACGATTGCACGTTATTTACAGCAATATTTGGCGGAATTCTAAGTCCACCTCTGTTCATAGAGATATCAAAACTAAAGTGGTTATGTGATGCTACTGTTTGATCTGTAAAATCTTGTCCAATATGACTAAGGTTTGTAGGATATGTTGTGCCAGCATCTCCATTGTAATAATTTGGTCTACCAAAAATAGTGGTTGGTGGTGGGAATACACCTGTTACCTGTCTCAAAGAGTGATCATAACCACCAGGAGTTCCTGGTGCTACGTTATATGTGTTGGTAAATGAATTTGTATAAGCACCATTTTGAGGAATAACTTGTTCTGCATTTTGTGTTGGAATTCTGTCCTGTGTAAAAGTTTTTGCCTGATCTGTTGTTATTAAAGTGTTTTCATCATAAAATGTCATATTGGCAGCTCCATTTGTCCAAACATCTGCAGTATCAGTGTTTGGAATACTACTTAAGTTTACAGATACATAACTATCACTAGAAATATCAGGAATTGGTGCTGTAAATACTTCAACATATCTACCATCAGGAAGTGCTGATGTGTATGATCCTGAGTGCTTGTGACCTGGCGTGTGGTCAATACCTAGTTTTCTTCCAATAGTGTAATAAGTTTTAGACCATGTGGGATCATTCAATGTAATATTTTGAATTTTTCCTGCCATTGTGTCAATTGGATCTAATTGAAATTTTAGATCTGTGTTAGCACTGTAAATAGTTGGAGGAGTAACACCTGTACCATCATCAGAAATTAAATCCCCAATCACAGCTTCAGCATCAGGTTGTCCAAACTGATACTTATCTTGCTGTAAATATGATTTTTCAAGGTCAACCATTGACCTACCATTCATATTAGGAACTCTAAAAGTATCTCCATCTTCATAGTCAGGAAAATTACCAACGATGGATGAATCAGTAGGACCATAAGTATTTCCAAGTATGGATGCTAATAAAGGAAACTCATTAGCTAAAAAAGTTCTACCATCGCAAACAATCCACCCATGAGGTATATTATTAGGAAGATCACCAGAGCTAGACTGTCCACTCCAAGGCATAATAGTGCCTACTGGAGCAGATTTCATAGTTTTTAGTCTGTTGTAGAATGCCATTATAGTTCAGTTAACCACCAACCTTGATAGACAGCAGGGATAAAGTTATCACCATCTGTTTGTCCAACGTAAATAAGTCCAAAGGATGCATTTCTGTTTTGAACAACCAGTTCACCAGATCCATATGGTGTAGATAAACCACCCAACTTGGTTCCTGAAGTATCACCCTGAAGTGCTACTGGTTCACCTTCAACAATTGGAGCACGAATTACAAGTGAGTTATTATAAGTTAACTCTCCTGCAACTTCAGTAAATCTGATAATATCACCTGTCTCAGGATTAGTTGGAAGTGTGAGGATAAGTGCACCTGTAGCAGCTGCTACCGCTACAATATAATTTATATTGACAGACAAAGTAGAATCTGCGTTGATAAATTTAGAAATATGTCCACCATTCTTATTTTTATACCCTTTGTAACCAAATCCATCAATAGATCCATCTTGCATAATGCTAAAGTTATTAACACCATCAACACCTAGATTTCTAACATCAAAAATTGGTTGTGTATTAGTTGGGGTTAGTGATGCAATACCATTAACGTCAAGTAGACGACCAACAAATGTGTCACCAAATTCAGATTCAACTCTAAATGTTGGAGTAAACGCTTTGTTAGAGAACTGGATAGCATCAGGATCTTCAACACACTTAGATGGGAATATTCTTAAGTTACCACTGATGTCAGTACCAGCATTAATGTCAAGTGCACCACCTTCAAAATGATGTTCCTCGTTATTGAGTAACTTAAGGATAGGTACATTGTTATCTGTACCAGTGATCTCAAAGTTAGCACCGATGAACTTAACATCATCATATACATCTAATCTACCATGATGAAAATCTTTCTTAACTAATTGAACAGAAGCTCCAATAGTGCTACTACTTACTAAGAATATTTCATTATTAATAAAGACCCAATACTCACGATCAAGGAAGAATGGAACAACATCACTGTTCTCAAATCCAATCTCAACAGCATTAGATCCAGATCCAGCAAGATTACTTGTTAAAAGTGTGCTCTCTCTGAATAGAATTCTGAATACAGTTTCACCATCACTGTGTGTGGAACTAGATCCTGGAATAGTAGGAGGTGCGAATCCAGATTCAGAGTTAAATGCAGGATTACCAGCACGAATAACGGGTAATTCACCAGCTGGTGCAACTCCAGTAGACTGAGGAGTTCCATTAATCTTCATGATCTCTTCATTACCACCAGATCCAAAACCAACAAAGATGTAGTCTCCATCTTCAAAGTTAGTAATATCATCAACAGGAATTGCTGAAGCACCAGTACTAATTGTGCTAACTGTATTAACAAATGTTGTAGCAATACCGTTATCTACCTTAGGATCTTTAAGAGCTGTGTAAACTGTTGCACCAGTTGTGTGTTCAGCAGCAGAAGTTCCGTATTGAGATCTAGTTGCCAAGACTGTACCACTTGGGTTACCAATTACTGTGTTACCAGAACATCCATCAATAGTAAAGATGTCACGAACTCTATCAGTAATTCTAAACTTCTCATCTCTAGTTGCATTGAA